CTCTTGGCTCCTCTGTCTACCAGGGAGAGCAGCAACGCAAGGAACAGAAGGAGGCTTTGCGTTCGCAAGAACGCGGAATGCGCGAAGCATCCGACCGTGCGCAACAACAGCAGCGCATGTCCGAAGGGGCCATGAACAAGGCCAACCGAAAGAAGCCCGATGTTAACCAGATCTTGAGGGATCAAGGCATCGTTGGCGCATCCACCATGCTCACTGGCCCGATGGGCGTAAGCACTGGTGGCAACATCCAAAAGAACTCTCTACTTGGTGGCTAACATGGACTACGGGAAGGAACCTCGTCGCGATAAACTGCTTACCCGATGGGGCGAACTCAAGACGGAGCGATCCTCTTGGTGGTCGCACTGGCAGGAGATCAGCAACTACCTGCTGCCACGCAACGGCAGGTTCTTTGTCCAGGATCGAAACCGAGGCGACCGCAAGCACAACCAGATCTACGACAACACTGGCACGCGCGCTCTGCGTGTTCTCGGTGCTGGCATGATGGCTGGTGCTACTTCGCCTGCTCGTCCTTGGTTCCGTCTTGGAACTCCCGATCCTTCGCTGAACCAATACCATCCAGTCAAGATCTGGCTGGACGAGGTGACGCGGCGCATGCAGCGCGTGTTCCAGCGGTCTAACACGTATCGCGCGCTTCACCAGATCTACGAAGAGCTTGGTGCATTCGGCACCTCTGCAAGCATTGTGCTTGCTGACTTCGAAAACGTAATCCACCACTATCCGCTTACGGTTGGCGAGTTCGCCATCGCGACGGATTACCAAGGCAAGGTTTGCACTCTCTACCGAGAGTTCGAAAAGACCGTGGGCGAGCTGGTCAAGGAGTTCGGCTACAAGAACTGCTCGTTGACCGTGCGCAACTTGTTTGACCGTGGTTCGCTGGATCAGTGGATCACGATCATCCATGCAATTGAGCCGCGCGCAGATCGCGAGCGCGAAGTTGGCAACCCCAATGCTAAGCACATGCCTTGGAAGAGTTGCTACTTTGAGATCGGGTCCGATCCCGAGACATACCTGAGCGAAAGTGGGTTTGAGCAGTTCCCAGTGCTGACTCCGCGCTGGTCTACGGTTGGCGGCGACATCTACGGCCACAGCCCAGGCATGGAAGTCCTTGGCGATGTGAAGCAGCTTCAGCATGAGCAGCTTCGCAAGGCCCAAGCGATTGACTACCAAACCAAGCCACCGCTCCAAGTCCCGACGAGCATGAAGAACCGGGACGTTGAGACGCTTCCGGGTGGCGTGAGCTTTGTCGATGCAGCTTCTCCGCAGTCTGGCATCCGCACTGCTTTCGAGGTCAACCTCAACCTCAACTACTTGTTGCAGGACATTCAGGACGTTCGCGAGCGAATCCGTGGTGGCTTCTACGCGGATCTGTTCCTGATGCTTGCCAATAGCTCCAACTCGCGCATGACGGCTACTGAAGTGGCCGAGCGGCACGAAGAGAAGCTGTTGATGCTTGGTCCAGTCATCGAGCGTTTGCACAACGAGTTGCTGAATCCGCTTATCGACATCACGTTTAACCACATGATGAAGTTCGGATTGCTGCCTCAGCCTCCCGAGGAGCTTTCTGGAATGGATCTCAACGTGGAGTTCGTGTCCGTTCTGGCTCAGGCCCAGCGCGCGATTGGTGTCAACGGAATCGACAGGTTTGTCGGAAGCGTTGGCGTTGTTGCCCAGTTCAAGCCCGAGGTGCTTGACAAGGTCAACACGGACGAGTGGGCAGATACCTACTCGGAGATGCTTGGTGTTCCGCCAAAGTTGCTTGTGTCCAACGAGGATGCACAAGCTCTCCGCGAAGCGCGCAACCAAGCGATGGCTGCAAAGGAGCAGGCGGAAGCTATGCAGCAGCAATCGCAAACCGTGAAGAACGTAGCGGCTGCATCCAAGGACGCGCCGCTTGATGTGATGAACATGTTCTCTGGCTACAACAACCCAGCACCACAAAGCATCTGATGGACTCTCCGATCCTCATTCAAAACGTTACCGCGCTGCGTCAGCGTCAGTTTGTGTTCTGTGGCATCCCTAACGAGGATGCCCCGGTGTGGCGCGAGGGCTACCTCACGGATGGGTTGGAGTTCTACCCATACTCGCTGGTTCACGGTGGGATGATGATCCTTGCAGACCTTGCTCCGCAGGCCATCGTCAAGCTGGAGCTTAGCGAGAAGACGCGCGAGCAAACCTTGTTTCGTTACCATGCGGCCATCGGAAGCTCGCCGTTTGCGATGCTGCCCACGTTCTCCATTGGCAGCAAGAACCTGCCGACGCTCCAGCTTGTCTCGTTCTCGGAATCGGAGTTTGTCCAGAAGTGGCATCTCCGCACGCAAAGCGTCGAGCACCGAGTCACGGTTGACCTCTGGGCCAGCATCTACTCGGACACGCCCTACGTAGATTTTACCTGCGAAGCAGTCTACGGGGACACGCGCAACGATGGCCAAGCTCAGTCCGTGACGCTGCCAGAGTTTGTGATGCAGTGCGCGGATCAAGTCACGATTGACTTTGCAGCTAGGAATGGCCAGAACAACCTTCCCAGCAACCGCCATGTCTTGGTCCCGTCCGGGACTCGCTGGCACCGTTCTGTGCGCTACCAGACGCGAGGCGCGATTCATGCGGAGCTTAGCGAGGCGCGCGCGCTCGGCTACGTGATGTATGGCCTCTACATGGGCTGGTCTGACAAGTGGATGGCTCTTGGCCAGATCCCGCAGGCTACGCTGGAAACGCCATCCATCCGCGCTGGCCAATACCGAGCTTACAAGACTCAGAGTGGTTCCTACACTTCTCTCCGTCCTAGGACTCAGATGCATGAGTCTGGAACCACGGGAGAGCAGCCAGACTTTGGTTGCGCTAGCGATCTTGCGGTAACTACTGGCGAACCGTGGGAGATCCACGATGCCCTCTGGCAGTGCCAGTCGTATGCCCAGCGTCCCACGGCCAACAAGGAACCGTTGGGCATTCCGATGCTTGCAGCTTTGCATCCGCAAGCTGAGCTTCTGAACCAGCGTCCAGATCTCAACCTTGGCGTAAACGATAGGCTTGGCTGGCCTGGGGTTAACCAGATCGGATGGATTCCTAGTGCCAACACCACGGCGTGGACTACGAGCGATGACCAGCATCGTAGCGACAACTTCCTCCACGCGACTTACGCGCTCACGCGCGACCCTGCGCTGGAGCAGATGATTGGCGACCACATCGAGTTGGACAAGCTGGACATCAACATCAAGAACAGCAACCTGCTGTCTCCGCGTTCGGTGGGTCGGTTGGCTCTGACTCGGGCTAACCAAGTGTGGCTTGGGTTTGCGGAAGCGATCCCCACGTTGCGCTCGGCTCTGAGCGCGGCCATGTCTAAGTCCGCGTATAGCCAGCTTCCAGCGGATCGCATGGTGCGCACCATCGGCGGGTTTGAGCAAGCTAAGTATGGGTGGAACTACCCAGATGGCCGCCCGATCATCGGCTGGCAACCGTGGCAAGAAACCATCGCGGCGATTGGCTTCCTTGCTGCTGGGCGCGTGCTGAAGGAACCCAAGTTCTTGAAGGTCGCGAAGGATCTGGCACAAGATGTTGTGCATAACGGGTTCTTGCAGACCAAGAATCCTCCGTGGCATGCGTATGCCATCAGGTGGAACGAGGGCAACCCGTTTGCAGCTAGCGACTGGCCCAGCGCGATTCTCCCGAGTGGCGAAGCCAGCAACAACAACATCTACATCAGTGGCGCGTGTCTCCCGTGGACTCTTGCTGCATGCAAGATGCTGCCAGAGGTAGGCGAGGCGCAGGAGCTTCTGACCAAGTTTGGGCCACCGCGCAACATTGCGGAGGCCCGCTGGAGGGCGTTGTGACCGAGCGCGCAGATCGCTACCAGTTTGTCGAGCTTCTCAGGAACAAGCTGGTCAAGGAGACGGAGCTTCATCGGCCCCATGTCTTCCTTGGCAGCCTGCGGGATCGCTTGGCTCTTGGTGCCCAGGAATACGGCAACAAGTCCTTTAGTCGTGAGTTTGAAGAACTTGTCGATGAGATTCTTCAGGAGGATGTAGACCGCGCTGGCTGGTCTTACATTATCTGGGCAAAGGCAAAGACCATGCTGAACAACCATGGGAAGTCGCTGCCTACGCACCAACTCAACATCCTGGACTCCCTGTGCGACGCAGCAGTTATGACTGCCGAGCGCGCATACGCCGCGTGGGAGTCCAACAGCCAGACGCTTTATGAGTTAGCCTATCGGGCCTCTCGGGACGCGGTGCCACATAACGCGGAAGAGGATTGTTGCTAGGTGGGGCACATAAGTCCCACCACAACATATAGCGTTTTGGTGTGACCAACTACGACCCCCTCGACATCAAGGGCCAAGAGCGCGCCAAGTCCGATAAGGAACTGCGCGAACGCTTGACCCTTGAGAACGAAGAGGCCGATGTCAAATGGCTCATGGGTAGCAAGCGAGGTCGCCGCGTGGTGTGGCGACTTCTGGATCAGTCTGGCGTGTTCCGCCTATCGTTCAACCCCAACGCGATGCACATGGCATTTGCCGAGGGGAATCGCAACTTTGGGAATCGCATGCTTTCGCTGATTCATTCGCTTTGCCCAGAGCTTTACTCAGCAATGGTCAAGGAACAACAACATGACCGAAACGATGCTCAGCCAAGCACCCGCACAAACCCAAACTAGCGGTGCATCGGCGGCTACCGAGGCTTCGCAGAATGCGCAGCCGCAGCAGCAACTGGCTACCGACAGTCAAACCAAAGGCAGTGAACCAACCACTGAAGTTGGTCAACCGAGTAACGACCAAGCTACGAAGGCACCAGCGAGTGCCCCAGATCGCTACGAGTTCAAGGCCCCAGAAGGCGTTGAATACGACGCGAATGTGCTCTCCGCATATAGCGAAGTCGCGAAAGAGTTGAACATGACGCAGGAAGCCGCGCAGAAGATGCTGGATAAGTTGGCTCCCACTATGCGGGATAGCCAAGTTAGTCAGATCGAGGCAACCAAGACGGAATGGGCCAACAGTTCCAAAGCTGACAAGGAGTTTGGTGGCGAAGCATTGCCAGCAAACCTCGCTGTAGCTCGGAAGGCTCTTGACACTTACGGCTCCCCCGAACTTCTTGCACTGCTTAACGAATCCGGTCTTGGGAACCACCCGGAGATTATCCGGGCGTTCTACAGGGCTGGTAAAGCGATCAGCGAAGATCGCTTTGTTGGAGGCAAGGCTACCGCTGGAAAGGCTAGCGGTCCTCGCGGCTTCAACGAACTTGCGTCTAGTCTCTACCCTAACCAATAACGAAAAATGGCTGTCCTTAGCACGAATAACCTTACTCTTCTCGATCACGCAAAGCGGCTTGACCCCGAGGGTCGCATCGCCACGATTGCGGAACTCCTCTCGACCACGAACGAGATCCTTACGGACTGCGTGTGGCGCGAGTCGAACCTGCCCACGGGTCACCGCGAGGTCATCCGCACGGGTCTGCCTGATGTCTACTGGCGCAGCTTGAACCAGGGCATCCCGAGCAGCAAGTCCACGACCGCACAGGTCGATGAGGCTTGCGCGATTCTGGAGGCCCGCAGCGAGGTTGATAAGGATCTCGCAATGCTCAACGGTAACACGGCTGCCTTCCGCCTGTCGGAAGATGCTGCGTTCCTTGAAGCCATGAACCAGCGCATGGCGAGCACGATTTTCTACGGCAACCCTGCCACGGACCCCAAGGAGTTCCTTGGTCTGGCTAGCCGCTACAACAGCACGGCTGCTGGCAACGGACAGAACGTTCTTACGGCTGGTGGCTCTGGTAACGATCAAACCTCGATCTACCTCGTTTGCTGGGGTGACCAGACGGTGTTCTGCCCATTCCCGAAGGGCAGCAAGGCTGGCTTGGTCCACGAAGATCTGGGCGAGCAAACGGTTTACACCAACGGTGGCAGCGTTGCAGAACGCATGCAGGCCTTGGTGACGCGCTATCAGTGGAAGTGCGGCCTCATGGTCAAGGATTGGCGTTACGTTGTTCGCATTGCCAACATTGACGTTCCTGATCTTGTTGGGTTTGCCGCGACCGGAGGCACGCAAGGTCTTGGCGTTTTTGCTACCAACATCATTCACATGATGGCTCGCGCCGTTTACCGCATCCCGAATACGGCGATGGGTCGCTGCGCGTTCTACATGAACCGCACGGTTCACAGCGCGTTGTCGCGCATGGCGATGGAGAAGTCGCTGAACGTGATGGGTATCGAAAAGGGCCTTACCGAGTTTGGCACGTCGCAAAGCTACCTGTCGTTCCTTGGTATCCCGATTCGCAAGTGCGATGCGATCCTCAACACGGAAACCGCAATCTGAGGTAACGCCACATGATTACCGACCTTAATCTTAGACTCAGCGGGACTACGGGGACTGCGGTAGCAGCACCAGTTCCCCAGTCTTTGGCAATTAGCTCTGGCACCGTGTCCACCAACGTGGTTGACACTCTGGACAAGTTCAACGTCAGCGATGGCGACGATCTTGAAGTGCATTTTGGTGTTGTTACCACAGCAGGCGCAAGCTCGGCTGCTGTCAACATCACCCTCGATATTGCGCTTTACGCAGTTCCGTTTAGTGGTGCGACTGGTAGTGCTGGCTCCATTACTACTGTTGCATACACTACTGGATCGGCTGTTTTTACTAAGGCAGCGCATGGCCTTAGCAACAGGACGCGAGTAACGATTGGTGCCATTGGCTCCAGCTTTACTGCTAACACTGCGTATTACGTTGTTGCAGCAACTGCTGACACGTTTTCGCTTGCAGCTACTCCTGACGGGACTGCGATTGCGGCAGATGCGACTTCTACTGCAACCGTCACCTGGGTTGGAGAGCATCTTGGCAGCTTGATCGTTCCTTACGAACGATTGATTGCCGGGACTAACTTTACCATGTGCTTGTCTCCAAGCCACATGCTTGCACCTGTCCACCGCTACCTCATTGCTGTCTACACTCCCAGTGCAGCACTGAATGCCGGTGAGATTTTTGCTGATGTTGTCTACAACACCAGCGATAACCGCAAGTATTACCCCAACGGGTTTACCATCCAGTGATTGCTGGGGCTTCGGCCCCAGCTCCTACAAGGAGATACCATGATCCCAGATCAACTACTTAGGCTTGCTGACGGGCAGTCGCTAGCAGGTGCTGGACCGATTAACTGCAGCGCAATTGACATCGACACTTTGCGCGACATTGGAACAGGGACAACTTTGTATGTGCGCGTAAGGTTTGACACTGCTTACACGCAGGCAACCGATGGAGCCAACATTGAAATCGGTTACGCCGACAACGATGCTGCGCTAAACCTTGTAATTCTAAGCCAGTTCCCGCTTGGCTCTGGAGCTTCTGTTCCTGCTGCTGGGACTGTCCTATACCTTCCAATTCCTCCAATTTCGAAGGTTAAGCTTGGAACTTTGCCTAATGCAACCAAGAAATATTTCATGGTTCGCTTTTCAGAGTATGGAGCAAACCCTGTTGGTGGAAGCTGGACCGTTGACATCGTTACTGAAGTCAACATGGTTGAGCACACTTACGCCAAGGGCTTCACCGTCCAGTGACCACAGGCCCGGCTTCGGCTGGGCCGTCTTAGGAGCTACACATGATTCGTGACCAACGACTTCGGCTTGCGACTAATCTCAACATTGGTGCAGCAAGTAGGCCATACCTTAGCATCCAAGTTTCTGACCTACTGCCGACAGCGAAGCTGGGGGAGTTTGGTCGAGGTGAGCAACTTTTTTGTTGCGTTACAGTTACTCAAGAGTTTACAAGTCTTGGGTCGCTAAACGCTGGCGAAGGAACTCCAGGAGAACCTGGATACATTGCCCCATACATTGAGAGTGGAGCACTTGTAAACATTAGCTTGAAAGAGGAAAGCGACTACACTGTTGATATTATCAACCTTGTAGATCCTGTAGCGGACCAGTATGCCAACATGTTGCACAGGCAAAATCCAACTCTTGGCTCTACCGGTTGGATTTTAAACAACGTAAACATTACAACGCCGATCTCAATTACTGCCAAAAACTTTGTTGTCGGCAAAAAGTTTTGCTTCCCAATTAGTCCTGTTACGCACCGGACTAAGTTCCAATCTCCAACTGTTATTCCTAGCGAATACGTTGGTGGTAAAAACGTTTACATTCTTGTCGAGGAATGCGGAAACGTTGACGAAAACTTTGTTGGAACAGGCAACATTACGGCTGGCAAAATTGATGTTGACATTGTGATGGTTGCAGAATCTGGTGCGAGCACGACGTTTAACGACGTTCGCTACTACCCCACTGGAACCATTGTTCGATGAAAACGTCGTTACTAATTTTTTGTGCAATTGCTTTTTCGTCGTGCGCATCCACGCATGCCAGCCATGACATGTGCCCTATTCTTGGAAAGCCAATTGATGCTTCCGTCAAGAAGCGTTTGTTTGCTGGAAAGGAGTATGGGTTTTGCTGCAACGGATGCCTTAGTCGATGGGACAAGATGACAAACGCCAAACGGGCCGAAGCAATTAAGAACTAATAGCATGGTAGACCGTAATGTTAATATCGTTCAGCCGGAGCGAAACGCTACGGTCTACTTGCCTTCTGAGACGTTGGATCTTGCAGGCTATCCGATCAAGGACGGATGGTTTGAGGAAGGGTTCGACAACGATTTAACAGATTCGGACCCAACCATCGCGTG